CACACGGGTTAACCCCGTGTTGCTTTTTTATCCAATTAAAAATAGGATCATTTTATTCCAGCCTCTCAGGTCACCCCCATTAGATTTGCGCTTGTCGTATTCATCTTTTCTGGGTGTTTGCGCGATCTTGCGCCCTCCCCGCTGGTTTTTTTATGTGGAACTTCGTACGTGACTTGCGCATTTGCGAACGACCGCCCGCCTCAACTTACCCACTCCCAAACTAACATTTTCTATCGTGGCTTCTTTTTTCAGTTGCTACCCTAGGGATACCGGTTTCTTTCATCGGTCCCCTGGAAAGACCCCATTTATTTGCTGAGAGCTAGTACTCTTCTTATTCCGTTCCCCTTCCTTTGTTGCTCGGAGTATGTCATGCGGATTTTTGTTAGGTTATTTTCAGTTAAGGAAAGCCAGGCTTCTGCCGCCCCTTTTTGGGTTATTGTAGCTTGCAGGTGGTTCTTGACGAGGATCTTGCACCGCAAGTGGTATTGTTTTTATAGTCCCGTCACGACCCAACATGGATAATTCAATAAACTTTCGCTTTCAAAACTTGGTTGACGTTTCAAAGTACATTCGTGCTTTGTATTTGGACATGGATGTCCAACTCGAACTCGATTTCGCCTACCCCACTGATAAATTCACGTGGCAGATGGTGAATCAGAGTGCGTTTTGGCAGTCGTGTTTGCTCCGGTTCGAAACTGATGTTTCTGACCTCACTGACGAAAAGTTGAACGCCGCAGAGGATGCTATCAAGAACGCATTTTCTCACGTCGAAGCTATGCGGTTTGCAAAAACCATGCACCAGCTTTGCCTGTCTGATGATGCCGAAGACGCCTACCAACCCCCCACCTCTGCCCCAGGAACTCCCCCCCCCGATGCCCTCGAGGAATTTCCCGACAACTTACTTGACCCTGCTCTCTTTTTGGACAACGATAATATTGAACACTCATTTGTTAAGGACTTGACCCGCGAAAATGTTGAATCTAACCCCGGCCCCGGAAGTTATAGTACGTTGCGACAAAATCGCTCCAGCAACGTATCTAGCTCCACTCAACAACTACAAAAACTTGCTCGCCTCACCAAAGATGATTCACTACGCAAGCTTGCTCAAAGAGCTAGCAAGCAAGGAAAATCTCACGTATCCTACGACTACGGCGACTTTCCAGTTGCTCAAGTCGGAGGAGATTACATTGAAGTCAAACAAGAACCCCCCCAACCCTGCGAACGCTGTGGCCTTGCAAAGTGTGAATGTCTCATCAAGCGCGCTTCACTTGCCGCTGCTGTCGCCAGTATCATTAGTTCATTGGTCAAAATCGCCGAAACCATCATCTCATCACAAAATGCACAAGTTGGTTCCATTAACGAAGCTCAAGCTGGTTACAAGATTCTTGATAAGATCATATTCGGAGATGGTGGTGCCGCTAGTGTTGTAAAAGACGCTGTGCACGGTGCCGTCGTCGATGCTTTGGAAACTGAACTACCCGGTGTACATATCAAAATTAAAACTGCTCTCAAAATCATCTTAAGCTTAATGGGATTCTTCATGCTTTACAGGATGGGCTGCATAACCTATGATGTAGTCATGTTAATTGTTTCATTTTTCCAAACCGAAGATCAACAAATCGCTCAAGTTGCAACATCCTGGTTCAATTATCATCACAAAAGTGACTTCGATAGCGAGGACCTCTGGGAACGAGTCATCAATTACGTTCCCGCGGCCATCGCTATGGTTCTTAGCTGTCTTGTATCATTTGGTGTTGGCAAACTACCCGGACGTGACAATTCTCCCGAATCTTGGATGCGCAAAATCACTATGTTACCAAGGATGTGTTCTGCTCAAAAAGACATTTTTACTACCATTCAAGCTTACATCAAACCAATGTGGAAGAAATTTGAAGTGGAGGTTCTTGGCCATGACGCCACCCTCTTGGATGATGCCATCCCACAAGTAACAGCATGGCTGGCTGAAATTGAATACTTTTCACACAAAACTAACCTAGACAGAGTGTGCGCAGAGAAGACTGGGAGATATGCCGTAGCTACGCTTTACGCATTAGGAAACCGATTGCTTTTGGACTACTCATCTGCCCTTACCCCAGAATACCGGGGAGCTATGCAGCGTGGCCTAACTAACGCTGCCAAACTCCGTACCTACGTGGAAGACAAGTATCCAGACGTCAAGACCGTACGAAACGCCCCGCTCGCCATTTGGCTAGTTGGAGAGTCCCAAATTGGTAAAAGTCGCTTGCAGTATCTTATCGCTTTGGAATTGTGTAAAGCCGCTGGTCTCACTGATTTGGAAAACGAAATTTACATGCGTTGTGCTGAACAGGTTTTCTGGGATGGTGCCTTGCGTCAGTTTGTCACCATCCTAGACGACTTTGGACAGAAAAAAGATTCTTCATCTAACCCTAACATTGAGTTCTTTGAACTAATTAGAATGATTGGTCCCTTTCCTTACCCGTTACACATGGCTAGTCTTAATGAGAAAAATTGCACCCGATTCGCTTCTAGTGTAGTAATGTGCTCCACCAACAACAGACACCTTCAAGTGGAGTCCCTTACTTATGAGGATGCAGTATGGAACCGTCTCACACAGTCGTGGGAGGTCAGAGTCAAGCCTGAATTTCTTAAACATGAGAATCGTCACGGTAGAGTTCTTTCTTCGCTAGACTTGGAAAAGATCAAAGCAGATTTGCCAGGATGGGAAATCAACCCATACATTTATGAGTTTGTGCGTTTCGATGCTAGACTTAGAAATGAGGATGATCCTTACACTGGTGAACGCCTTGGTTGGGATGACTTTATTGCTGAACTCAAAAGAGACTTACTAGAACGCTTGGAAGCTGGAACTAAACTTAACGATTGGCTTAACAAACACATGAAAGAAGAAACACCAAAACCAGTACGCGCCCCCCAGGTAGCACAAGTCGGAATGCATGACATCATGGACATCTACGCTCAGTCTGGAGAACAGACATTCGGAAACCGTAACAATATCAAACTTGACCAATTTCTCACTTGGCTCGCACAGATAGAGAAAGACCCCCTCAATCAGGATGATAGCTTAGTCTTAATGTACCACTCGTACTCAGC